TATGCGGGTACGGGCAAAGGGCTTAATGAATTAATTTGCAAAAATGATGATACTACAGGTTGTAATAATGAATAAAAACTTAACTAAAACTTTTAAAAGTGTTTGTTCGGCTTTTTTGATACTCAAGTCAATAAAATCAATGGTTGGGCTTTGCTTAAAAACTGTAACCACAAGTTGTAAACTGTCTAATTTCAGCGAGGTTTCACGACTTTTTAAAGAGTATAAAAGTATAAAAAAAAGCATTTTGTTACTTGTGGGGCTTCCTAGGAGGTAAAAAAAATTTAGGTAAAAAAATTAAATGACAATAAAAAGTAATAACACAAATATAAGGGATTTTAAAATTTTTGTGGATATCGAAAAGACCAGTGTGCTTGCCGTGTTCGAGTTGCTAAAGGAGGCTTTAAAACCGTGTGGATACGATGTGCTTGCTAGACTTGACGATGCACAAAGAGGGATAATAACAATTAAAAAGAGGTAAAAATGTTTTTGAAAAAAAAAGCTGGGGTTATAAAAGACACAGTAATAATCTGCGGCGAGAGCTCTGATTTTGAAGGTTTGCTTGCGGGCAGAGTAAGACTTGGAAGCCGTAATAGCATCGTGGTGGTCTCGGATAAAAGAATGAAAAGTTTGCAAGACATTATGACAAAAAAATTTATTAATCAAAAAAAAGGTAAAAAATGAAAAAATTAATAGTAGTGTCAATGTTAGGATTTATGTTAATGTCATCAAAGGCTTATGCTATGATACCTGATAATTGCAATCCGTACTCCAATGTCAACCCACCCTATACTTACTGTCAAGGGCAATGGGTAAAGATTTGTACTACTGCGAGCGATGGGTATAGTCGACAATCAGAATGGATTTGTGTAAGATAAAATAAAAGGCGACTATCAACAGTCGCCTAAAAAAATAGTAAAAAAGTATAAAATGTATGTTATTAATAACAAGTATTTTATGTTGTGTCAACAAAAAAGTTACAAACAGTCGACGACTATCTCAATCTTTTTACTAGGCTAAAAAGCTTAGAAGTAGATGAGAGAGACGCAGTGTGTCGACTGCTTTGCAAACAAGATTTATACTTTTTGATGGTGTACGGACTCGCACGCAAAGATATGCTAAGTCCTACACTCAATAGACAGTGGCTACTCGATAGATGCAGGGAGGTAGAGGAGCGAGCAAATGGCTACCTTGACTTGTGGAGTCGTGGGCACTATAAGTCGTCAATCATAACCTGTGGCAAAACAATCCAAGACATACTTAATAATGCCGAGATGACTGTCGGTATTTTTTCTTTCTCAAACAAAATTGCAGTTGCTTTTTTAAGACAAATCAAGCGGGAGTTTGAAAGTAATCTAGTTTTAAAGCATCTTTTTCCCGACATACTCTATGACAATCCGAGCAAAGAGAGTCCAAAGTGGAGTGAGCAGGATGGCTTGATAGTCAAACGTAAGGGTAACCCTAAAGAGTCAACAGTGGAGGCGTGGGGCTTGATAGATAGTCAACCAATCTCAAAACACTATGATTTACTTGTATATGATGATGTAGTTACTCGTGATAATATCAACACTCCCGATATGATAACTAAAACTCGGGAGGCGTGGGAACTGTCACTCAACTTAGGTAAAGAAGGTTGTAAAAAGAGATATATCGGCACACGATACCACTTTTTAGACACTTACAAAACTATAATGGAGAGGCAGGCGGCAATCCCGAGAATATACCCAGCGACACACGATGGAACGCCTACAGGTAAGCCAGTCTTACTCTCTCAATCTTATATAGACGAGCAAAGGCGAGAGCAAGGCTCTTATACTTTTTCTGCCCAGTATCTACAAAATCCAATATCTGATTCATCACAAGGATTTAAAAGAGAGTGGTTGAGATACTACGAATGCACGAACGAGAGACTTGTAATAGTATCAAGAGAGATGAATATCTATATACTTGTTGACCCCGCTTGTGAGAAGAAAAAGACAAATGATTATACTGTCTTTATAGTGCTTGGTTGTAATAAAGATAATAATTACTACTTACTTGATGGTATAAGAGACAGATTAAATTTAAGAGAAAAAGCTGACACACTTTTTGAGTTGTATCGTAAATGGAAACCAAAAGGGATAGCCTATGAGAAGTACGGAATGATGGCGGATATCGAATATATTAGAGAAAAACAAAACGAGTATAATTTTAGGTTTGGTATTACAGAGGTGGGAGGACAAGTTCCAAAAAATGATAGAATTAAGAGACTTGTACCAAAATTCGAACAAAATAAAATCTACTTGCCTTTAAAAATTTCAAGGCTAAACTATGAAGGTAAGTCATACGACTTCGTAAATCAATTTACAGAAGAAGAATATTTGTTCTTTCCTTCTGCTATACACGATGATATGCTTGATGCTTTGTCTCGCATTTTTGACATTCATCATGAGTTTCCGCTCGATGATGACGAGTGTATTTTTAAACAAAACAATCAAGAATATGATAAGGTAACAGGCGAACCACTATAAAGATATGAAAGAAATTAAGTTAGATTTACAAAAGATATTGAAAACAGACAATATTGCTACTATTTTAAAAGAGCCTGAGTTAAACGCTATTAATGAAACAGTCAACACAACTTACAAATCAGATTTAGCCTCTTGTCAGCAAGAATTTATTGCAAAAAAAGAAGTGATGGACTTAGCGATGCAAGACACACAAGAGAGAGAAGGTAAACCAAATAGTGTGATTCCTTTGATTTATGCGGCTGCCCAAAGATTTAATGCAGATGCGTACCCAGCCTTGATAAGAGACGGAAATATTGTAAAAGCAAAAGTACTAGGTAAAGATGATGCTATATATCAAAAAGATGCCGAAGGAAACGACGTAATCAATCCTGAAACACAACAAAAAGAAGAGATGTTGCCTGCTGGGTACAAGCTACAAAAAGCTGAAAGATTAGCAGAGTTTGAAAACTATCTACTAAATAATCACATAAAAAAATGGCAACAAGATGAGGACAAACTCCTCTTCGCTTGTGCTATTCTAGGGGATATGTTTAAAAAAACTTATTATGATGGATATAAAAAAAGAATAATATCTGAACTGATCTATCCTCTTGACGTTGTTGTAAATATTAATGCAACCGATATGGATGACTTTCCCGTTACTCAAAAATTAACCTTGAGTCAGAATGAAGTAAAACAAAGAATGCTATTGGGAGAATTTATTGAATACGATATAGACATTTTGAGTAACACAAAAGAAGACGATAAGAAAAAAGAAAAAGAAAAAAACGATTATGATAAACCGTTAGAGTTGTTAGAACAACATAGACTTTTAGACTTAGACGGAGATGGATACAAAGAGCCTTACGTTGTAATAATTTGTAATGATAAAGTCTTGAGTATAGTAAGGCGTTTTGAAAAAGATGATATAACTTACTACAAGAAAGAACAAATATTAGAGATAAGAGGCAATAACTTTTTCACGCATAGAATTTTTATACCAAATCCGAAAGGAACATTTTATGGTATAGGCTATGGTTATATTTTGTATAAGCCAAATAAAGTTGTAAATGCTTCTATGAACCAGCTATTAGAGGCTGGAATAAATGCTAATATGACTCGTGGTTTCATTAGCAGTGATTTAAAAATAAAAGGAGGTGATTTAACATTAAAACAAAACGAGTGGAAAATAGTTAGTTCACCCGGAATGGACATAAGAAATAATGTTATCCCGATGGATAGCAAAGAACCTTCTATAGTCCTATTTAATCTGATGACATTTCTAATTGAGACAGCAAGACAACTATCAGGAATAACTGATATTTTAGGTGGGCAGATACCTGCTAATATGCAACCAACAACAGCATTAGCATCTATCGAGCAAGGACTCAAAGAATTTAAAGCAATCTATAAAAGAATGTATGCTAGCTTGACCGAAGAAATCAAAAAAATACATAAAATAGTTGCCAATACTCCTGAAAGATATGCAGAAGAATATAAAAAAGTCTTAGATGATAACGAGGCAGATTTTGATAAAGATTATAATAATGAGAATTTAGACGTGCAATTAACAGCGGATACCGAAGTTGTCACTAATATTGAAAGAATAGCAAAATCTAATTTCTTAATACAATTTATAGGAAATCCTACAGTTAATCAATTTGAATTAATAAAAAGAATCCTGGTACCAGTAAAAATAGAAAATATTGATGACCTAGTGATAGAACCACAACCAAACCAACCAGATCCAACTGTAGAGTTGCTAAAAATGCAACAACAAATTGAGATGGGCAAATTACAGGTTGCTATACAGGATAGTAATAGACAACTTGCTGAAGCGGCAGCAAAGGCGAGAACAATGGATACTAAAATACTTGAAGCAGAAGTCAAAGCAGAAAAGGCGGAGGCAGAAGTTGAAAAGTTAAGGGCTGAAACTATGAAAATTCTAAGTGAAATAATGAACGACCGGGAAAGACTTAGAATGGAAGCAGACAATCTTTTTGAACCTGAAAATAAAATTAATAAATCAAATGAGGAAGAAAATGGAAAACGAGAAAATAGAGCCAAAATGGATGAAACAAGACCTTCAGAGATGGAAGGATAACGCGTTTACCAAACATTTCTTTAAAATAATACAAGAAGAAGTTGTCAATGGTGAAAAAGCACTAGTCAATATGTGTGTGAATAACACCGATATTAATCTAATCAGATTACTAGGTGGACAAATACTATCTTTAAGAAAAATCTTAGATGTTGATTGCCAAACATTAGGAATAGGGGAGGTAGAGAATGAATAAGGTAGGAATACAGCCATTAGGCTATAATGTACTTATAAAAATGCCTGAAGAATTAAATAAAACTAAGGCAGGAATAATAATACCTAATGCAAAAACAAAATTATTATATCAGCGAGTAGGACAAATAGTTGAAATGGGTTCAGATGCCTTCACCAATGCTTTTAATGAAATAGATAAAAATAAACCTGAGATTGGTGACTTTGTAATGTTTAATGACCACGCTGGAAAAGATGTTAGAATAGAAGACGATTTATACCGTTTAGTTGCTTCCGATGAAGTAAGGTGCAAGATTTCAGAGGAAACTTATAATTATTTTGCACAAAAAATATAAATTAATTAAATAAAAATATGACAGAAGAAATTAAGGGCCAGTCAACAGAGACAAGAGTCGAAGTTGAAAACAAAGAAAGAGAAAAAGAAAGAGAAATTATAAAACTTCCTGAAAAAAAAGAGGATAAACTTCTCGATATTGAAAATATGACAGAAGAAGAAATCCAACTTGAAGCGAAGAAGTGGGGACATATACCAAAAGAGGCACACAAAGGAGACCCTGCAAAGTGGCAAGACCCTAGAGAATTTTTGGAACGTTCTATTAGAGAAACGCCTTCTTTAATTAAACAGAATAGAAAGCAATCTAAAATTATTGAGACTCAAAACAAAATTATAGAAACTCTAAAACAAAATATAGAAAGGGAAAGAGTCCTGCTACAACCAAAAATGAAAGAAGCTTTTGAAAATGCAGATTTTTTAGAGTACAAAAAACTAGAAGAACAGGATGCAGTACTCTTGGAACGCAAAAAAGAATTTGATAATCATATAGTAGAAGAAAAAGAAGAAGATCCAAATTTAAAATACGCTGCAGAAGCTAATAAATGGTTACAAAATAATCCTGATTATTATACAAATCTTAAAATAAAAGAAGTTGCAGATAAGGCTTTTGAAGACTATAAAAAAGAGTATCCCAATGGTACTCCACAACAGATCATCCATGCAGTAGATTTAGAAGTGAAAAATATAAAAAATAATGTTTCTTTTAAGGGAACGCAGTCGGCTCCTTCTACAATGGAAAAAGTAACTAGAGAAAAAAGTTATAATAATTTAACAGAATCGGCAAAGCGTGTTTGTGATAACTTTGCAAGTTATGGTATAAAAAAAGAAGATTACGTAAAATCAGCAGAAGACAGTTGTTTTACTTGGTATAATAAATAATTATTGACAATAAAAAAAAGAGGAATATTATGAAAAATGAAATTAAAGTAAATCCGCAAAGGATTAGTCAAATTAAAAGAGCTATAAAAAGTGGTGGTATGTTAGATATACCAAAAAACTTAATAAAGCCAGGGTATAAAGCGAGATGGTTTTCTAACGAAAACAAAAATAATATTGACAATGCAAAAGAGCTTGGATATATACCAATTTTGACTAGTTCGGGAGAAGCATATGAAGTATACGGTGGAGTAGGCATTAGAGGAGTAGAGTTTAAATTATGTGCTTTCCAAATATCGCCTGAAAACAAAGCCGAGGTGGATTTTGTACGTATGACAGAAAAAGAAGAAAAAAGAGACGAAAATATAAACGCTTCTGTTTCTTCAATTAAAGGCGAAATCTTCACCAAAAAAGGAATAGGAGATATAAATAGTTTGAATAATATCAAATCATTATAGCTTCACGACTACCCACTGATTTGACCCCACTGGGTAGTCTCAAAAATCAAATCTAAATCAAACATATCATTAAATTAATCTAAGGTTATTTCTAGACCAATCAAAATCAAATTCTAAATCTACAATATTTACAATTTTTTTAATTTTATAATAATAATTTTTTAGGAGAACTAAAATGGCTAACGCAGACATAAGAAAAGGTCTTGTTCCAGTCGACCATCAGATTTTGAAAGGTTACTGTGGAAAATCTAGACCTTATTACGTTCCAGCAACATATGCAGTAGCATTGTATGTTGGAGACCCAGTTCTTGTAACAGGTACATCTAATACAGCAAATATATTAGGACACAAAGCTGGTGCTTTACCGGAAATTAATTTAGCAACCGCAGGAGATGGTAATTACATCGCAGGTGTAATTACTGGTTTTGATTTACCTTTAGATGGTAATACACCATTTTCAGCGAATAATAAACCGGCTTCAAAAGAAGCTGTTGTTTGGGTTAATGATGACCCATACACAATTTTTGAAATTCAAGCAGACTCAGCAAACGCAGTAGCGGAAACAGATATAAGCTCAAATGCTAATATCGTTTACACTCATAGCGGTAGCGGTGCTTATTCAGGTTGTGAGCTTAATACTGCTTCTATGACAACAACTTATACTTATCAGTTGAGAATCTTAGGATTAGTAGAAAGAGCAGATAATGCTTTAGGTATAAATGCAAAACTTCTTGTAAGAATTAATAAGCATTTCTACGCACCTATAACACCCGGAATTTAATAATAATTTTTTAATGGAGAAATAAAATATGTCAGTTTTTACAACAAGTACGAGACCTAACGAAATATGGCCCGGTCTTAAGGTGTTTTGGGATGGAATGGGTTCAAAATTAGCACCTCTCTATCCACAAATATTTAAAGAAGAGAAATCAACTCAGAAATATGAAAAATATTCCGAACATTATAATGTAGGTTTACCTCAGTTAAAAGCTGAAGGAGATTCTACGAAGTTTGCAGGTTTTGCACAAGGGGCTTCACCAGAGTTAAGGAATATTGCGTATTCTTTGGGAATAATTTTGACTCACGAATCTATTGCAGATAACCTTTATTTTAAAGAAGGAAAAGATAAAATAGAAGCATTGAGAAAAAGTTTTGAGACAAACAAAGATACTCTAGGTGCAGATGTGTTAAATAACGGATTTAGTTCAAGTTATTTAATGCCAAATGGTGATGGAGTTGAATTATTTAGCTCTTTGCATCCAAACGCAGCAGGGACTTATGCTAATGAGTTACCTATACCAGCTGATTTATGCGAAACTTCTTTAGAGGATATGCTTGTATTAATTAGTGCGGCTCTTGACTCTTCAGGAGTACATAAAGCAAACTTAAAAGCACAAAAACTTATAGTATCTAAAGAAAATATGTTTAATGCAGCAAGAATTTTAAAGTCTACCTTACAAAATGATACTGCAACCAACGCTATTAATGCTATAAAGAGTATGGGACTTTTACCTGAAGGCTTTATAACTAATATCTATCTCACAGACACGGATGCTTGGTTTGTAAAAACTGATGCACAAAATGGTCTGATTTATCAAAATAGAGAGCCTTTAAAACTCTATAGAGATAACGAAATGGATACTCTTAACTTAAAATGCTATGGGTATGAAAGATATGCTTTTGGTTGGGTTGACCCTCGTGGAATGTATGCCTCTGAAGGTGCTTAATACTTTTATAAATGGGGGAGATTTTTCTCCCCTGTTATTTTAATAATAATGTTTATAGGTAATAATATGAGTGGCGGAATAACAAATTTTTCTCCTTCGGGAGTACAGGCTCCTTTCTTCATAGGAAGCAATTTTATGACTCAAGGTAATACTTGGTTTGTCAAACCTTATTCAGGTTCAGATGGAAATAGTGGCAAAACACCATACAGAGCTTTTAAAACTCTTGCAAAGGCTTTAGCTTCTGCAACTGCTAATAGGAATGATATTATTTATTTCTTTGCAGAAAGCAATACCGGGTCTGGAACGACTGACTATTTTTCAGCTGCTACAGATTGGAATAAAGATATGGTTCATTTGGTAGGTATTAATGCAGGTGGAATGATTGGACAACGTTCAAGAATTGCACAGTTATCAACAATAAAAACAGTCGAAAATCTGCTTACAATTTCAGCTGACGGATGTTTAATTGCGAATCTTGAGGTATTTCAAGGTGTTGCTTCTAGTACAGCAACTTCTCCAGTCGCAGTAACAGTAAGTGGTCAAAGAAATCATATAGTAAATTGTCAGTTATCAGGAAATGGTGATACTGGTGGTTCTATGGATACTGCGGGGGCAAGGTCTCTTGTTCTTAGTGGTTCAGAAAACTTATTTGAAAAATGCTATATTGGTCTTGATACTGTAATAAGAGGAACTCAAGCGGCGGAAGTTGCTTTGTCTGGTTCGCCAACAAGAAACGTATTTAAAGATTGTATAATTAATTCTTATACTTCTAGTACCTCTTTCTTGCCAGTGACTGTTGCTGCTACAATGGACAGATTCACAATATTTGAAAATTGTAAATTCCTTTGTTCAGAAAATATTACTTCGGCTGCAACGCCTGATGTAGTATTTGGTGGTTCAATAACAACTATTAACGGAGTAATCCATTTAGTAAACCCTTATACTAACTGTACACAGTATGCTCCTGACTCAACAAGAGTAAAAGCTCTTGGTAATAATGGACTTGCTACTGGACACTTAGTAGGTATATCACAAACAATTGACGCAGCTTAATTTATTAAGGGGGTTCGCCCCCTTTTTATCAACATTTTATAGTAAAAAGATATGTCAATAAGACCTAAATTTTTAACTTTTACACCAGCAAACGCAAGTTTAACTGGCTTCGCTTCTAATGTTACAGGTGCAACTTGGACTCTTACCACTACAGAAACAAGTGATGGTTTAGCTCATCAAGTATCAATTAAAAATGATACCGCTACAGACCATAGCGGAAAAACTGTGGTATTAGTAGGAACGGATGCGGATGGAAGGGCACAAACAGAGACGATAAGTTTACCAGCAGGAAGTGCAACGGTAGAGAGTACATATTATTACAAAACTTTAACTTCTGCAACACCATCGGCAACAATAGGGGCAGATACAATGGATATTGGTTGGGTTGATGAATTTGTTACTCAAACAATTCCTTTCAACTGGCGTGGAGAAAGAGCAACAATTCAAATAGAAGTAACGGGAACGATTAATTACACGGCACAGTATACTATGAATGATATTCAGCGTGATACACCTCCTTTTACTTGGCACGATAGTAATGACCCTAATGTTGTAGCAGTAGCAGTAGATGGAGCAAGTAATTATGATTGTTCTGTTATGGCAACAAGGGTAAAAGTAAATTCTTATTCTAGCGGTGCTACTTTGAAATATATTATAAGTCAAATGGATAATTAATTATGGTTAGACCATATAAGAAAGGAGATTATAAAGTTTATTGTGATAGGACTGGTTTCAGAGTCTATGCTTCGGAATGTAAAATGCAGTGGGATGGTTTGTTTGTTCGCAAGGAAAGTTGGGAACCAAGACAACCACAGGATTTTGTAAAAGCTAAGCAGGATAAACAATCAGTCCCTATTGCAAGACCAGGAAGTGATCCTGAATTTATTTAATAGTTAGTAATTATTTTAGAGGTATGTTATGGGATGTAAAAAAGGCAAAAAAAAGAAGTAGGTAAAGAATGGCTACAAGTGGCAATATTACATTTACTAAAAATATGACTTCTTTAATAGAAGACGCATTTGATGTATTAGGTATTCGTGCCGAAGGTGAATCATTGACTAATTCTCAGTTAGAAAAAGCTAAGCGGAAACTTAATGCTATGATTCAAACTTGGCAGAGTGACGGAGTCCATCTTTGGAAATATCGAGAGGCTACATTATTTCTTGAAAAGGATACACAAAATTATTTATTAGGTAACAGTCAAGGGAATGCAACAGAGTCATATTCAGAAACTACTTTGTCAGCGGATGCAGTTTTGGGAGCTGGAACTATTGATGTAACAAGTGCAAGTGGAATCGCTACTACTTATTACATAGGAATAGAACTTGATGACGGAACTGCACAATGGACAACTGTAAATGGAGCCCCTGCAGGAACCACAATAACCTTAACAGATGTATTGACTGGTGCGGCTTCATCAGGCAATCAAGTAAAGTGTTTTGCAACAAAGATAAACAAGCCTGTTAAAATACTTCAAGCTAGATATGTACAATCAGATACAAGCGAAATAGAATGTAGCGAGTTTAAGAGTAGAGATGAATATTTTAGATTATCAAATAAAGCTACTACAGGAGCAGTAACTCAATATTATTACAACCCATTATTAAAAGATACAAAATTATACGTATGGCCCGTAGCAGATGAAACGTTTAGATTGTTTAAATTTACATATTACCCTGAATTTGATATATTTGATACTGCTTTAAATGAACCTGATTTTCCTAGTGAATGGTATGAATGTTTAATATATAATTTAGCTGAACGCTTAGCAACAAGTTATGGAATGTCAGAACAAAACTCAAAATATCAAACAATAGTTAGAAAAGCGGCAGAATTTTATAATAAGATGAACGGGTTTGATAGTGGCGAGGATATTTTGCGTATTATCAACACTGATTCGGTATCATTTAATGTCTACTAAAAGTCAAAATATATTTTTTGCAAGACAAAGCTATAATACAAAGGCTACTCAATTATCTCCACAAAGATTGATTAATATGTATGCTGAAACAACTCCGGAAGATACAAAAGGAGAGGGTAGAATAGTATTATATAATTCTCAAGGGCTTAAAACTTGGAAAGATTTCAGTATTTTTAATGCTATCTACGGCATGCAACAAATGGGTGATGATTTATATATTGTAGTGGGTGTTAATGTTTATAAAATGACTGCAACTAAAACTACAACTTTACTTGGTACGATGACTTCTTCTCCTGGAATGGTAAAGATGTCTAATAACGGCA